GGTAAATTACCACTAACTTTAAAAAATCCTGAGCTAAATGAATGGGTTGGTAAAATTCATAACTTAAATCCAAAGTACATGTTCTATGTAGATAGTTATGTACTTGCTGATAAAGGAAGGTGTAAAAATAGAAAGATTTGGATTAATAGAGATCTTGCCAAACATGGTGACATTCAATTTATTCTAAATAACACACATTACAAACCTTCATTTGAGTACCAAGAAACATTTAACTTATTGTCTTCTGATGAAATAAGTATATTTACAGATGGGACATTTACCCCAAAAGATGTATACATTTCATATTTTAGATATCCTATTTACATTAATAAAAAAGGATATATAATGTTTGATGGCAAACCATCAACTGATCAGAATTGTGAACTTGAAACTTATCTAGAAGATGAACTTTTAGATTTAACAGTTCAAAACTTAGCAATGTATACAGAGAATCAATCTGCTGTACAAAGTGCCCAGTTCAGAATTCAAACAAACGAATAAATTATTCACAAATTAAAATAAATAAAAAATGGCTGATTTTTCATTAACCACCCTCTTTGTTGTACCAGTAGGACAAACTGCTCTACCTAGCTCTGGATCAACTCAGAATTTGACTGCTGGTCAAGTTGGTATTTTCTTAAACGATTATAGCGTAGCTAACGCAGGTAACATTGCTGCTGCTCCCTATTTCTACGTTGCTCAAGGTAGAGTAAATACTTATTTACAAGGTTCAAAACGCTCTGACAAAATTAAAGGTTGTCCTAGTGGTTCTGGATGTAATACAAACGTAACTCAATATTACAAAGTTTCTGGATGTCCAACACCTGCAAATCAAATTACTCAAGTGGGTAACTGGAATGTAAAGTGTGGAGATGTTGTAACATTGACTCTTCGTGGTCACTCTAGCTATGTTGATACTTTGTATTTCAATGGTTTCACTCGTTCAGTAACTGTACAAGCACCTTGCTGTGATTGTGGTGGTGATCCTTGCGATACTGTTGATGTTCCTGCATTAATTGATCAGTTCATTGTTAAATTAACTGCACAAGCTCCAGGTATCAATCCTGATAACATTAGCTTCAACACTTTCTACACTTTCCAACGTATTGGTGATGATGCAAATGCAGTGTTACAGATCTCTGGTAAAGCTTTAACTGCATATGGTCAACCATGTGATGTTGCTGCATTCCCTTTTGAATATGACAGATTCTACTTCCGTACATTTGTTTATTCAGGTCCTGCTACTACTGCTGACTTTATTGTTGCTGATAACTGTAACATTGTTGCTGATGCTGTAATTACTCAACGTTCTTCTTATCCTGTTGGTCAATCTGCAGAGATTGCTCAATTAGAGAAAAACTACTACAGCTACCAAGCAGGTTACTTAAAGCATCTTTACAGAATGGCTGGATACAATGAGAACTTTGAGTCTTGGGTATCTGCTGGAAGCACTTATGATACTTATTACATTAAGTTTAATGAGTACGATAAGGCTGCTTATTCTTGGGGTGATTACATTAAAGAAGATTCTTTAGTAATCATTGCTACTGTAAAAGGTAGTGCTGTTGCTGCTGAAATTGATGGAGTGTTAGAAGCTGCGTTAGGTGTATTAGATACTGATAACACTTGTATCACAACTACTACCACTAGCTCTACTGCTGCACCTTCAACAACTACTACCACTTCAACTTTGATTCCATAATTGAAGAGTGTAGTAGAAAATAATTAATACAACCTATGCCAGAGGGTGAGAGGACTTCTCAAAATCCTCTGGCATTTTATTTAAATAAAGATGGCAGATTTAAAACTAGACATATTAGTAATTCCTACATATAATACTTATACATTAGGTGTTGCTGATGCTTCAATATATCCAACTGATCCTCCTGTAGTAACTTCTCCTACAATTACAATTGATGTTCCTTCATTTGGAGAAGTAAATTTACCATTTGTAGTAAATGATTTTAATATTTTTACATCAACGTCATTAGGAATAACTATTATTGGAGAACCTGCATTACCTCTTCCTGATGGAATATACACCTTAACTTATACAGTTGCTCCAGCCTACGAAAACTTTGTATCAAAAACAATTATTCGCACAGAACAAATCCAAGAAAAATTTGATAGTGCTTTTATGAAACTTGATATGATGGAATGTGATAGAGCTATCAAGACGCAATCTAAAGTAGATTTAAACACCATTTATTTCTTTATCCAAGGAGCAATTGCTGCTGCTAATAAATGTGCTGTAGTTGAATCAAACAAACTATATACACAAGCTAATAATATGTTAAATAATTTTATTAAAAATAACTGTGGTTGTTCAGGAAATAACTACATTAATAATTTTTATTAATATGGCAAAATGTAAAAAGTGTGGTACTAATGTTGGATGTGGTTGTCAATTGACAAATGGATTATGTTCGTATTGTAACAAAACTGTTAATAAATAAATCTTTAAATCATGTTACAACCCAGCTTAATTGAAAATATTAATTGTGGCACTATTCCAGTGCTTCTAGATGACATAGATTGTAAGATTAAAGAATTAGCTAACAATCTATACAATAACACTATATACTCATTAAACTATCCTGTAAATGGTTCTGTATTTTTAGACTTATTAAATTATAAGAGAATTTTAACTTATAAACTTTGTAATCTAGATTATGCTAAACCATTCACTGTAGAAATGATTGCAAGTAGAGTAAAACTTTTAAAATATAAATAAACATGTCTTGTTCAAATTGTTATAACGGATGTACTGAAATTGTATCAGACAAATGCGTAAAATATACAGGAGTAGATGTTCCTGCCTTAGGAATTGAAAAAGGTGATCCTTTATCAGTTGTTGAGCAATCTCTTATTGAATTTCTTACATCTGCATTAGATGGTACAGGAATTATATTAACTATTGATCCTGAGATCATCTGTGAAGTAGTTAATAAGTATCTTCCTGTTTGTGCTGAATGTACAACTTTAAATGCATTAGATCTTTTCAAAGCATTGATTCAAGCAGCTTGTGATTTACAAGAACAAGTTGATGTAATTGTTGCTCAGTTAGCAGCTCTTGAAGGTGATTATGATGTAGAGTGTTTAGAAGGTGTTACTGCAGGAAGTGGTACACATGATATTCTACAAGCTACAATAACAAAACTTTGTGAAGTGGATGCTGATCTAGCAGCTCTTGCAATAGATGTAGATACTAATTATGTAAAGCTTGCTGATCTAGATGATTTAATACAAGCGTATTTAGATTCAATATCTCCAATAGATCAACAGTATCTTAAAATGGTTCCTTATACCGCAGTTGAATACTATGGTCCACTTACTAATTTTGATGGTGCTGGAAAAGGGATTGCAGGTTTAGGATGGGATAAAATTTATTTATGTAATGGTCAACCTGGTACTCCTGATAAAAGAGGAAGAATTGGTGTAGGTGTTACAACAGGTGTACCTGGAGGACCAATGAGTAATGTGGTGGATCCTGCTGTTCCTGGTAATCCTACATATAGTTTATATTCAGTTAATGGTACAAACAATGTTATATTAACCACCCCACAAATTCCTGCACATACACACACTACAACAGCTTTACCTGTTGATCATACACACTTTATGTTTGGTGCAAACCCAAATAATGCTGAAGGACAAATAGTAACTGCTGCAGATAATGTTGCAAGAGCTAGAGCTATTTCTGGTCAAGAGTTAGATTATGAAATGATGAGAACTGCTCTTCCTTCTACATTAGGTAAAACTAGTTCTGCATCTATCACTGCAAATGTTAGTGTTAATAATGCTGGAGGTGGTCAAGCACATACAAATATTCCTCCAGTACTAGCAACTAATTATATTATTTATCTTCCTTAATTTTAAGATATATGTCTTGTTTACCTGGAATGCCTTGTTATGACGCTTATAGAATTGCTTATCCATTTGCATGTGATAATCCTTGTGCACCTGTGTGTTTTACAAGTTCTCAAATTATATACAATGGACCAAATCTTGCTTGTACAGGTATTCAATCAACTGATACAGTTGAAGTGGCTTTACAAAAAATAGATAACAGAATATGTTCTGATGAATTTATTTCACACATCATAGTTGCTATAGAAGAAAATCCAGTACTAAAGGCTTATTTTTGTCAACTGATATCTTCTTGTCCTGCAACACCTACAACAACAACATCTTCTACTAGTAGCACAACAACAACTACTTCCACTACAATACCCACTACAACCACCACTACCACAACAGAACCAATAACAACTACAACCACGACTACACTAGAACCCACTACAACCACCACTACTAGTTCTTCTTCGTCTTCTTCTACCACAACCACTACTTCGTCAACTACAACGACTACAACTACAATAGCACCTATTCCTCCAGGAACATATACTGTTGGAGAACTTGCTTTAGGAGGTAGAATTGCATATATATTACAACCAGGAGATCCAGGATATGATGCTGGCAGTGAACATGGATTTGTAATTTCTCCATCAGATGCAGGATATGCTACATGGGGATGTGATAGTGTTTCAATACCAGGAGCAGATGGTACAGTACTAGGTACTGGGTCTCAAAATACAATTGATATAGTTGCAGGATGTCCTACAGCAGGGATTGCTGCAAAACTATGTAGTGATTTAGTTGAAGGAGGTTATTCTGATTGGTATTTACCAAGTAAAGATGAGTTGAATAAACTATACATAAATAGAGGATCTATTGGTACATTTGCTGATGGAGCATATTGGAGTTCTTCAGAAAATTCTTTTATTAGTGCTTGGGAACAAAGGTTTGATAGTTTAGCTCCAGGACTACAAAGCACTGTTTCTAAACTTTCTTCTAATTATGTTCGTGCAATAAGAAGTTTTTAATTAAAACCAAAATAAAAAATTATGACAGTATTAATAACATTAACAACTGCTGGTGCAAGTACAGGACCATTTGATCTTTATTCAGATGTTGATGGATATTTAGTACCATTTGAAACATTAGTACCAAAAGCATCCTTAGTATCAGGATATATATCAACA